ATTTACTTTGGTGCAGTTCAAGGTATTTTGGGTTTTATGAATGTTGTTGCATTTATGATCTGGTTTGTGTTTATTGTGTTTATTCTTGGTGCTTTTAATGAAGAAGCAAAAATCAAAATGTATGAGGCAAACAACAAGCGATTTAAGTTGGGTATTATTGGACACCTGATTACTGTTGGTTATATTGGTGTTTTGGTGTTTTATGGGCACATTCTTTTGGCAGCACTTTACCTGATTACGGTTGTTCTCAGTTATGGTATGGTTGAACAAGGCAAGAAACTGGTGGAAGGATCATGAAACAAGAACTCAGTGATCAATTGACATATATGTGCGAGTCTTGGCAGATTTCACCAGGAATTGAATGTATGATTCTTGAACTTATGCACGATGCCTATCATAATGGGTGGGAGGATGGCATGAAGGAAAAGACAGTTTCCGAAGTGGCACAGTAGAATTGCACTCACCTTCCCAGTTCCCTTATAATACTCTCAACCGCAACCAACCAATGACTACCACCTTCGCTGATTACGCCGCCCAGCAAGAGGCACGTGAGAGCATCTCCGCTGCTGTTCTGAAGCATACTCTGTCACTCTGTGAGGCACTTCGTATGAATGCTCCAGATGATTATGACTATGTGATTGAATCTGGTCGCAAGTATCATAAGATCATTATGATTGATTCTGGTAAAGGCAGAAGTGTTCATGCATTTGTGGACAAGAAAACTGGATCTTTGCTAAAATCTGCTTCTTGGAAAGCACCAGCAAAAGGTGAGCGTTATAATCTTCTTATCATTAAAGATCGCGAATGGTTGTTTGAAAATGCCGACTGGGCATCCGCATATCTTTACAAGCGATGAACATGACTACAACACATAAACTCATCTTCATTTCGTCGTTCATTTGGTTTCTTCACTGGGGTCAATGTCTTACATACAACATTCTGGTTACGGGTATCGCAAACGCCTCTGTGAGGATGTTTCCTGTTGGTTTCTGAATAAGTTTCTGCCACGTCATAAGATTCATCTAGAGATTGTGCATCGTGGTCTGAAACGCGATTGTGTTTATGGATATTGTGACTTTGTAGGAGAGTCTTATCGTCCTAGAGAGTTTCTCATTGAATTGGATACTTATATGCATGAGGATTTGTATATACAAACTCTTTTGCATGAGTTGGTGCATCTGCGACAGTGGGTGGTGGGTTCTCTGCGACAGAAAAGAGGAAAAATGTATTATGGTAAAGAATGTGTAGAAGATATTGATTATTGGCATCAACCTCATGAAGTTGAGGCACGAGAGCAAGAAGAAACCCTATATTATGAATACTTGAAAGAAAAGAATCCAACGCCAGTCTCACAAGTGGCACAATTCTTTCCAAATCGCCTGATGATTCCTGTATAATTAAATCAACACACATTATAATCATGAAGTATCTTCTTCCGGCACTTTTACTGCTCCCAACTCCTGTATTTGCACAGCAGGTAAATCAATTTGCAGTTTGCACACAAAATCAAGAAGTTTATCGTCCCGGTGGATATGATCGCTACGGAAATTATGTTCCTGGTGGTGTGACTGTGCAAACTTATAATGTTCCTTGTAACAATGTCAATCAAGGATACAGACCTGCAAATCAATATTACAATAATGGTGGATATGGTGGAAGATATTGCAATCCAACCAGAAGTGTATTGGGTGCTCTGTTGGGTGGTGGCGTTGCTGCAAGCATGAGTCGTGGAAATGGATATTATTGGTCTGTTCCTGTGGGTGCTGCGATCGGTGGTGCAATGTTTGGATGCAATTGAATGTGACAGTGCTCAAACTGGCATAGGAGCACTCCATATGCCCCTGTGATACCCTTATAATAACAAGGTAATCAAGGGAACCAGCAATGGTCACTGACACCACACAAGACAAACAGATCCGTCGATCCATCATCAAATCAGTCGAGTCAATGGATCTGCGACTTCTGCAACGTATTGCTTATGAAGTCCGTTGTGAAGAACTTGGTCTTCATGCGGACACTTGGAAACTTTACCCTGAAGATTGAATCATGCAACTCTCTCATGTTTCCATTTCAAAGATCGCTGACGCACTCAAACCATCAGTGATTGATTATGTCTCAATGGATGAAGGTTTTATAGAGACTCTGCAAACTACCATTGTTGATGGTATTCGTGATACAATGGGAGATATGGATGAGGATTTACTTTTAGAAATTGCATTGCTAGTTTTTCAACGAATCGATCTCAAATGAAACTTCGTTACTTAATTATTGGTGCAATTGGATTTGTTGTTGGATGGAATGTCTTTCTCATTCAACGCGATCAACAACTCTTTGAATCTTACAATCAACCATCACAATCGGAGAGAATGCAATGAATGATTTCATGAACGCTTATCAAGACTTTATGAGGCACTCTGAAATTGATTGGAATCAAAAACAACAAGAAGCAAAAAAATATGCTGAAATGTTTTATGAACAGAAAGCAGCAGAACTTGAGATTACCGTTGATTATTATATGCAGGAGTTTATGTAATGAATGAAGAAACAAAACTGATTCTTGCACTGCATCAAATTGAGAATCTCACTTCTCTTCTTTTTCAAAATGAGTATCAACAGTTTCTATATTCTCATTTGATTCAAATGCAAGTTGAACTTCAAAGGCAGTTGACAAATCTCACACATTCATCTAAATATTAGTGCCTGAAAGTTGAGTGACATCGCTGCAGGTGGAGAGGGAGCAGAAATGCTCCTTTTCTTATATAAATAATGTGTCACTCAACCACAGAGCAGTTATGTCTTCAATGGGCAAAATTTATTGTGCTCACTGTATTCCCACAGGAAAAAAATATATTGGACAAACAATAAAAAATAATTTTAATTTAAGAATCGTTGAGCATTTTGCAGATTGTAAAAAATATGATCATAAGTTTGCCAATGCTCTTAAAAAACATGGAAAAGAAAATTTCATATGGGGAGTTGTTGAAGAATATAATATTTCAATTTTAAATGAAAAAGAAATATATTGGATTGCTGAATATGATACATTTAATAATGGATATAATACTACAACTGGCGGAAATCAAGGTAGAGAATATTGTGTTAAAGAATATTTGGTAAAAACTCCCGATGGTGAAAGACAAATCATTAAAAATCTATCAGAGTATTGTAGAAATAATAACTTAAATATCGGACATCTTCATGAAACTCTTTATGGAAAAAGAGTTCAGCATAAAGGATGTAGACTCATCCCAAGAACACAGATTGAAATCAAAAAATATCAAGAAGAAAGAAAAATAAGAGAGGATACAAGTAGAAAGAGTTTACCTGGAGAAAGAAATGGAAGAGCAATTCTTGATTGGAATAAGGTAAAACAAATTAGAGAATTGCACTCTTCTAAAAAATATAAAAATCAAGAAATATCGGATATGTTTGGAATTAAAAAACCTACATTGGAAAAAATAGTTGCAAACAAATCCTGGACAGTTTAAAAAGTGTCCTATTGACAAACAAAGTATTTTTTGTTATGATGTTTCTGTTAAACAAAAGAGGTTAATGAAGTATTTGTATCTAATTGATTTTAATCAACCATTTCCAAGTTCAGAATATGGCGGTTTGATTGCTGCAATTGCAAGTAATGATACTGAATGCCATTCTCTCCTTTTAAATGAAGGATTGTGGGATGAACCACACATTGGTTTGATTATGCAAGCAGTTGTGAATGCTCAGAAGTTCGCACTTCAAGATGATTATGAATCCGCAATCATTGAGGCATTTACCACATGACGCAACTATATCGGATTGAAGAACTGTTTACTAACAGTTGGGAACTGATTGATGAATCGGCGTCCAAACTGACCAAAGAACAGTGTGACCAAAAACTTCAATATTATCTTGAGTGTGGGTATAATCCAAATTATCTTCGTGCTGTTCCAGATAATGGAATTTCATCATAAACCACCGGATGGATATGTATACGAATTTGAAGAGAACTTCAAGCGTAGCATTACTGCAATTTGGATTGTTAATTGCAATCACTTCAACTATTGTGGTAAGTCTCATGTTGGTAGTATTTGGGGATTTTTCAACACAAAAACAAAAACCTACTACTCCCCAATCAATTCAAAAACCATTGGATCAGCAGTGGATATAAACAACACTACACCTTATAGTGCAATGATTGCCAAAGCATCACCACTGGATTCATTTTTTGTATGAGATCTGATCAATTTGCAGAAGGACTTCAAGTCTCTTATCGACATCTGACTGGAACGATTCATTTTATCTGTTCTTCTTATATCACCGTTTGTGTGAGAACTTTTGAAGATCGTGTCAGAAATGTTTGTGTTCTGGTGCATCGTGAGAATTGGAAAGATCTGAATCTTCTGACTGGAAATCGACAGGATTATGAAAAATAAACCATCTCTGTGGCGAATCATTGCAAAGTCACTTGGTGAAAAAGCAGGAAAGAATAATCAAGAAGCAGATCAGATTGCATTGGTTCGCTTACTGATGTTTCTTTCCATTTTGATTACAAACTGCTTCATTGTGTATGGTGTTCTAAGGACTCATCACTTTCCAAATGACAGTTTGAGCACTGGCACAAGCACTCCTTGCAGATCCCATTGATCTTCTGCTATACTGTAAGCATCAACACAAAACCAATGAAAAACCTTCACCTTGGGCATCCAGAAGATTCCATTCTGACTGGTGATCTGACTGTGCTGAATTGGTTTGAGACTGCAGGTCATCTTTCCGTCAAGATGGATGGATGTCCTGCAATTGTATGGGGAACGCATCCTGAAAACGGTCGTTTCTTTGTTGGAACTAAAAGTGTGTTCAACAAACGAATTCCAAAGATCTGTTATACTCAGGAAGATGTTTTCTCTCTCTATAATGAAGAAACTCATGCATCTTTGATTGAGATTCTGTGTGCATGTTTGAAGTATCTGCCACGTTATGAGTATCAATCATTCATCTATCAAGGAGACTTCATTGGATTTGGTGGTTCTGATGAATACACTCCAAATACCATTACTTACAAGTTTCCTGCCACTATTCGGCACAATATCATCGTAGCACCTCATACTGAATACTGCACTGAGACTACGCTTCAGGATGCTGTTGCCTATCCAATGGGTAATCTGATTCTTGCATCTACTGATGATGTCAAGTTTGTGCAACCTCACTCTTATATTCTTTTTGATGCTGATACATTTGATGTGGATGAGGTTTGTGCATTTGCAAAACAAATGGCAACCATCTGCACTTTTGTTTCCAACAAAGAACTTCCTAAACTGAAGAAGCAGATTAATGATTGTATTCGGGAACAACGTCCAATAGAGGATGATGCATTTGAGTGTGATTCCAATCTGATTCGACTGTGGAAACTTGTTAAAAGTATCAAAGAAGATTGTTTGTTCCTGTGTCGCAACAATGGTCCTGCTGCCTATCTCAACCATGAGAGAATTGATGCTGAAGGATATGTGATGTCCAACAAATTTGGAACTTATAAACTGGTCAATCGTAGGGTATTCTCATATGCCAATTTTCTAAATAACAATAAAAAATGAAGACGTTCTCACAGTTTCAAGAAGACGCTGGCACTGGCAATTATGCGAACTATGTGAGAGAAAGAAAT